TAGCCATTAGTCACAATCTCCTTTAGATTATTTGACTCGACCCTCTGCGTATGCTTTTAAGATTTCTTCTGATAAAGCTTGGTAACGCTCAGGGTCTGTTTTCATAAGTTTAATAATGTCGGCCCTGCGATATACTTTCTTCCGTGTACCTTCGGCACTGCCTCGTGCATTGCCTGTGTTGGCTGCTTTAAGTTGTTGCTTCCGCGACTGTTTTTCAACTGCAGCGGTCTGCTGTGCAATGTTCTTACGCTCCTTCCAGAGTGTAAACAATTCATCAGCAGCTTCAGCATTGTACTGTTGGTCAGCTTCTACAAACAACTGAGTCCGAATCTTAGAATCTTTGATCCATTCAGCAAACTTAGGATCTTTCAGAATGTTCTGCATGTCCGGGTGTTTGCTGTTTAGCATCGCAAGAGATGTCTGCTTCTTGTATTGAGCAGTGTACTCTTGAGCTTCTCTGATCTTCGGATGATTCTCAATAGCACGATTAACGGCTGCTTGAGGGTCCGTGAAGTAATCTATATCGTCTTCAGGCTCAACGTATTGTTGAGGTGCTTGTTGCTGTGTCTGATTCGTAATGAAGTCATCCACAACTTTACGAAGTTCGCCTACCTCAGAGGATTGACGACCTAGAAGCTTCTCAGCCTCTTGGTGCATCTGTACCACTTCTTCTAGCGATTTGCCTTGGTACTTCTCTGGTACGGGAGGTTCTTCTTGTGGAGGTTGCTCAGCTTCTTGTTCTTGCTGAATCTCTTCAACTTCGTTTGGTTCAATGTCGTCTGCTTTTTCCTCTTCTGGAGGCAGATCAATCATTGTTGCTCTAGACATAATTAAACTCCGTGATCTCAGTCATTATGGAGGTTGTTTCTTTTACCTGCTTGTTCGTGTTCCCTTACCCACTTCATGTGTCTACCGGGGAAGTCCCCACTGGACCCATCTAGGATAAAAGCCGGGGCAGATACTTTACGTACCCCTTCAGCACCACAATCGCACCTACTGATTCTAGTGCCGTTAGGGACAAACTTTTCTACTACATGCCCATTAGGGCACTCAAAGTCGTAGATTTTATACATCTTCTACTTCTTCGTTATCGGCTTCTGCTTGTTCTCTAGCAGCTGCAATAGTATCTGGAAGATTAATTACAGTAGCTAAAGCCGCAACTTGGCCTTTACGAAAGTGTAGATCCTCTGCATCTTTGACTGACTGAATGTCAGCAAGTCGTGTTGCATTACTAGAAAGTTCTTGCACGAGTTGTTTGAAACCTTCGTGATTGAAGAGTTCATTATAATTATCAAAATAAGTTTCAAGCTCAGTGTTCATTAGTTTCCTTTATGTATTACTACAGTTATAGTATAGCATACTTTTGTAGTAAAGTCAAGCTTTTATTTACCTCTTTTTGTAGGCTTCTTTTTCTTCTTGGGGCCGTAACCGTAAGCCATAGCTTTCTCCTTTGCTTTTCCTGTCAAGTCTTTGAGATGGTAAAGTCTTACCGATGTTTTGCCGTGAGTTTTTCCTGAATGGAGTTCACCGTTAGGCATCTTGTGGGTTCCTCCGGTGTGCAGAGTACCGTCCTTCTTAAAATGCTGTACGCCCTTTGCCACTACTTTCTGCCTCTTTTTGCTGTCTTAGCAGCTTGTTTGAAGGCTTTTGCACTAGGTGCGCCTTTTGACCCCGGTTTACGCATTTTCTCACCGCTTCCAGCAGCAATTCTCTTGCGTTTAGCGTGAATGTTTGAATATAGTCCTTTTTTAGCCACTACCATTTCTCCTTGTTCGCCCAGTATGCTGCTGACATCTTACCTTTTGCAATATTCTTAGCATGACGAGCCTTAAATGACTTACGTCTTGCTTTCTCTTTATCGGTCTTAGGATTCTTCCCCGCACCGCTAACTCCCTGTTGTCCAAACCGTATGGTTTTAGTCTTGTCACCTTCTTTGGCAACGACAACATGGGACTTCGTAGGGTGATTAGGCGTTCGCTTGGGCTTGTTGTACCCGCTTACTCCCGCCCGTGCCAGCTTTGGGTCCTTGCTTTTGGGCATTAGTTAGTGCCTCCACCTTGCGGTCCAGTTCCTCCAACAACACCCATCGGTGTTCTAGGGTTTTGTCCACTTGTTTGAGGAGTATTTTGAGTTCTTGGTCTGTTAGCATTTTGATTGCCTTTGATTTGTCGTTCTTTAAGGAGAGTCTCTGCCACACGCATACGGCGTTCAAACTCTTTGTCTTCGGCATCACCTTCACGTAAGTTTCTGGTAATGGCGTTTATACGGTCAATCTCCAGTTCTTGTGGTACTGCGTTAGCCTCTGCAGAAAGTTTACCAGCTCTTGCAGCTGACTCCTGTGCTTGTGCAGCCAGAGCCGCTGTCTGGGACTGCTGGAACTCAAGCTGCGCCTGTTGTGCTGCCTGTGCCATCTGCTGAGCTTCTGGGTTAGGCTGCATAGCTTGTGCCATCGCTGCCAGAAGTTCCTCACGGTTAGACAGATTCATGTTGTCAATAATTGACTGGATCAGAGTGTTGTACAGCGGTGAGTCCTTCTGCATCGTCTGCAGCAACTGTACCAGCTGTGTCACTTCGTATTCCCTAGCAATGATGCCCAGTGTGCTGCTTGCGTTGAACTTGTAGTCAGCAACGGGGTAATTCTCAGGGTCAAACTGCATGTAGCGGTAAGCTGCTTTCTTGACAAACGGAATCAGGAAAGACTGCTGGAAGTTTATAAGAGTACGCTTATGGCGCTTAATGATAGCACCAAGAGACATACTAATACCAGCAGCTGTTGCCTCTCCGTTAACTTGTCCCGCAATACCAGCTGAGTCAACCGCGCCAGTCGCTTGCTGCACCATTTGCTGAAGTGCACCAGCTTGTGCAAAAGTGATTTGATTGACTTGTCCAAAATTAAACGGTTGTAGAACTTCACGAGGATCTCCACTTGTTAATATCATTTTACCCGGACGTACTTCCGGCTTTGCACCACGAGGTAGACGTGTAGCGTCAATAGCAAGCATTGGGTGGATCGTCAGGCTCAGGGCGTCTATCCTAGCTCGTAACTCAGTGTCCAGAGCCTTCTGTGAGTTGTAACCTTTCTCACACACGCCTCTACCCCAGAACCTACCGGGAACTACGTCCCACGGGAAGGCTACAATGGGCCTGTCCTGCATCATGTAGGGATTAGCTTCTGCTTTCAGTAGAAGTCCACCATTGGCAATAACAACCACAGCCTCTACGTACTTTGACTTAGGTTTCTCGTCCAATTCTACTACTTCTTCGTCCTCGTCCTCTAGAGCCTTCTCAAGCAACTCTCGTGGGACTAAGCCGTAGTACTTCGTCAGACGCACCTTGTCGTCATTGTAAATTGTTAGGTCTTGATCAGGCTCTAAGTCAGTGTCAGGGGCCGCTGAGCCTACGTACACGTCGTTGTAGACCCCTTGTTCCTGCAGCATCTCTACGTGGTGTCTGCTGACAAACTCGTCCACAGCAACACCCATAGCGTCCTCAACGGACGTAGCCACAGGGTCAATTAGGAAGTTCTGTGGCAACACGGGCTTGAGTTTAACTTTCACACGCTCCGTAATGTTGACACCGACTGCTTGCAAGTCCCCGCCCATGATGGGCTGAGTTGCCGGGGCCATCTCTTTCATTTCTTCAATAACAATCTCACCAACACCTGTACCAAACACAGCAGAATTGATGAGGCACTCAGCGACTGACTTACGGATCTTACAGTCCTCAAAGTCCTCCGTGAGCTTGTTACGCAAGAACAACACGTCCTGACGCTCTGTGTCACCCATGTTGTCACTTACGTCAAACCACTTGCCACGCCCGAAGGTAGCCTCTTCTAGCTCAGCTACGTTGGACTCCACGGCTTGCTGTAGAGCAGGTGAAATAATGCGACTGCGTTCTGACTTGCGTTCGCTGTCTGCTGGGTCCCACTGTCCACGCCAGAGTCTGTAGTACTCTTCAAACCTGTGTTCATAGTTTGACTCGTAGTAGTCCCGCCAGTCTTCACACTTGGTGATTACCCAGTCCTCAATGGTTTCTTCTACCATCAAGGGGTCCTGCTCGTATAGTTCACTCATGTTTTACTCCACCGCATCTACAAAAGTTTTAGCTGTGTTAGCTTTTTGCACTAAAGGATTAAAGTTTTCTAGTGCGGTTCCTTTTTTATAGCCCCCTCTAGCATAATCAATAGCTTTTTCTTTAGAAGGCATTTTTAAGAAATTACCTGTAGCTATGGCGTTATCCATAGCTTCTTGGTTAGTTTTAAATTGTATTAGCTTTTTACCGTCAAACTGTATATTTGGAAAGACAAACCAGTTACCATTTTCGTCCACTTCAGCAGACATACGATGAGTAGAAACAGAACCGTCTTTATTTTTAATATATGGGTACTTATCTGGATTGTTAATCCTGTCTACAAACTCTGGTTGTTTTTTCTTAGCCATTCTAGTACCCTGCTACCACGTCCAAGATTTCATGGTCATCAATTTCGTATTCATAGTCATATGCTACATTTGCTAGTTGGTCAATGTACGCTAGAGCGTCCACTAAGTCGTCATGCGTCAATGGGTCAGGAAACTGAAACAACTGGTCCAAGAATCTACTGTTCCACTCGCCTTTGTTCAAAGTTACAAAGCCATTCTCAAACCGCCCCTGAAGTGCCCACATCACCCTGTCAGTTTTCTTTTTGTTACCGTGAGTTAACTCCTCGACTCTAAAGAACGTCCCGTAGCGTTTCTGTAGGTCCGACAGGGGCGACATTACGGCTTGTTTAGCAATACCTCTTTCGATGCCCACACTAACGGGTTCGTAATCTCGTACTGCCTGAAATATTTTGGCTGCTGTCTCGTCAAGGCTCCATCGCCCGTGAATAATATTGTCAATGTACCAACCATGAGGACTAACCTTGACCACAGCAATTGCCGTTTCGTCGAGCTTTGTGTTCTTAGTCCTTTTCTTGTTGACTTCTTCAAAACCCGCCAAGTCAACTGCAATGTAATAATCTCCTATGTCCGGTTCGTCTTCTGAGAACTTAACCCAGTCCTCTTTGAACATTTCTGATCCTCTTGCTTCAAATGAAGCCATGAACTCTTGTCTAAAGGCGTAACTTGACATGCTTTTCTTTGCAACGTCAATTTCCGCTGAGTCAAGGAGAGGATTGTCATAGCTGGTGAAATGCCATGCCCTATAAGTCTCATCGTCACCTAGTTCCGCATACTTGTACAATTCATAGAAATGGTTACGGCCCATAGGCGTACCTATGAACATTGCACAACCCTTTTGGTCAGCCAGAGCTGGCCGAAGGATCTGCTCAAACACGTCGGGCTTCATGTCGGCGTACTCGTCCAACACGAGGAACTTTAGTGACACACCACGCATTGTTTCTGGTCTGTCTGCCCCTTTGAGGCTAATCGTAGCACCGTTGACCAACTTGATCTGCAGGTTGTTAATGTGACTACCCGCGATCACTGGGTTCCCAAGCTCCAACAGAGTCTGCCACATGATGTCACGGGCCTGACCCTGTGTAGGGGCTACGTAGAACACATGACCTCTGTCGGCTTGCAGAGCGTTTACAATCAGCATCCATGCAGCAAGCCTTGACTTACCTGTACGTCTACCCGCAGCTACAATCTTGAATCTAGTGTCGTCCGTCCAGACCTGCTGTTGCCACGGTAGCAGTTCAATGTTGAGATCAGTCAAAGTTATTGAAACCAGCTGTTCTGGGTTCTAAGTCCAGCGTTACTGCAAACTCTACGTCACCAGCAGAGCCTGTCTGACACTTGACTACTTCTCCTGCCTGTATCACAAACAGAGGTAGGGACGACTGCCCACCCAAAGTCTCTTTGTTACCGCCGTTTACACTGTCACCATCAAAGAAAAACAACTGGTCCACGCCTCCACTATTTTCCCATTTCAGAGTGACTGTGTTTGAACTACCCCCATGATTAGCTATAAATATATAGTAAATATTAGCTACATAGCCAGTAGGTACAGTGAAGAGCGTTGTCTCAGCTGTGGAGGTAACTGTGGCGTGTACTGTGGTTAACATTAGTACAACCACATAACGGGTGTAGTACCACGAGTGTCAACGTGTATGAAGTCCTTAGCTATACCAATGCCGTTAAAGCCGATGTGGTTAGCTAATTTGACGATACGGTGTCTTTGGGTTGCATTGGTAATCTGGATGTCAGCAGCGATACCTTGGGCGTGGGTGCCGGGAACTTCCTTAGCAGCTTCAATAGGATGTTCTGTAGGATGACGGAAGCCACTCGTGATCACAAA